CATCCAAAAAATATTTAATTTTTTAAAGGAAACCGTAGGTTCCAATGGCGCGCTTCGGGCGAGCCCGAGCCGTTGTGTCATTTTTTTGCTTCGCTTATACCTTCCTCGCTCGGAGGCTCACATTAAAGGAGGGGGTCATAGGGGAACGTAGTTCCCCTACAAACTCTTTTCCGCCAAGTACATATTAAAAAAACCATTCACTTTGATGATTTGGTATCCAAGTATCTCTCTCAAGTAATTAAACAATGCAGTATTTTCCTGGCTATTCGATTCAAATAAAATCTTGGGATATCCGCATCGAACAATCGTTTCCATACCACCCTGCAACACCTGGAGTTCATTCTCTTCAACATCCATTTTGATAAAGGAAATTTGCCCTTGAATACCAAGAGAATCCAATGTCCGTATCTCTATGGTTTCACTATTCAAAATCTTGTCGGAAGGTGGAGCATGCACAGTTGATCCACCACCATCATTACTGACAATGTGCAAAGTCTTGGCACCAATTTGTGATTGGTTTCCTAGACCAAGTTTCAAACACTCTATATTGGTTGCTGAGCTAAGTGCGACACCACCACACAAAGCATAATATGTCATTTTCTGTGGTTCAAATGCGATGACCTTTCCAGAATAAGGTGCCAATGTGATTGCGTAACTGCCGGTGTGCGCACCGATGTCCAAAAACATTGCATCTTTTTTGCAAAATTGCTTGCACCACTCAATCAGATCGTTTTCGAAAAGTCCGCGTTCGGCATAATAAGTATGATTCACGGAAGGCATTAAGTAAGTGAGTGGTTTGTTAATAAATAAAATCTGGTTGTTTTGGTTGTCATAAGTGGCGTCTCTCTCGTCCTTGGTCAAAATAATGTATTTGGTTGTCATCGTTTTATAATTATTTATTGTGTTTTGTCTTTATCCCTTAAATTAAAATATTATTAATAGAAAAGGAGGAAAATAGGGTAGGTTCCCTTAAAAGGATTTAAAAACAACCCTCCATTAACCAACAATGACATCACGGTGTAGCCAAACGCAAAATGAATTATTGCTAACAAATTTGTTAGATTTTTACAAAAAAGAAGACCACATGGAACGATTAATGAAAATCATCAATGGAGAATCGAAGGTTTCGCTAAGAATCATCGACTGGTTTGTAACTAATTTCGCAAAAAAGAATTTCACGGTTTATTCCATTCCTGCCAAAAATCGGTGTAGTACCGTAATTAATGGCGAGGAAAACATGGAAAGATTCAAGGTGTTCCATCATTATAAGCTTGAACTAAAAGCTTATAGCAAGGTGCGTTTTGATCCGTTCTCACGCAGAGAGCGAATCATGATTCCCTATACTAACGACACATGTTTGCAGACAACCATTGGTCAATTGAATTTTTTCAAGTGGGCAATAGAGAACCAGGTGTTGGAATATATAGAGAAGAATTACGACGAAATTGAATTGGACATGAATTCGCGAAATAGCATTTCCAAGAAAAATGAGGAGGAAGCTGAAACCGATAATAAGACTCGGAAAAAGAGAGAAGAGTTGTCAGTCTCAGCGTGTAAAACAATTAAGAAGGAGTCAGTGAAGATTGTGGTTAAGTTCAATTAGGGGGGCGAAGCCCCCCTATGACCCCCTTTTTTTGAAGTTCGATTAGGGGGGGGGGCGAAGCCCCCCTATGACCCCCTCCTTTTTTTGATTAAATATTTATTTATTATATATGAAAAAATATTTAATACTTGCATTTTTTTTAACTGCTTTATTGTTAGTTATTCATCATGCATATAAGCATCGTGCAAGTGGAGACGAACCGCTTTATGGTATTGACCAATACTTTCAGTTATCTGATGTTGGTAATTTTAGGACTTTTAATCACGAAATGTTTGTGATTTTGTTTATTATTATTGGTTGTGTTGCATTAATTAACGTCTAGATTTGCGCTGTTTTCTAGATTTGCGCTGGTTCTTTTTGGATTGACGTCTCTTGGATTGGCGTCTTTTATTTCTTCCGCCCTTGTAGCTGGATACTTCAGCAATGCCAGGGGCAATCGACTTTCCTTCGTAGCCGTAGCCTTGACCTCCTGCCATTTTCTCTTGGTAAGCCGACGCATTTCCACCAAGTGACGAGTGAGTGACGGATGGTAAAACATTAGTAGATTGATTTACAGATGCCATTTTATATGTTATATGCAGATATAAAATATAAACATTAGATACAATTAATTGTATTCATGGATTCTTTTTGCGTCGCATTTGTTTGTAATTTCCGCTACCTGGATAAATTTTTCGATACGTGCAAATCCCTTATTGATGTCGGCGAATACGATGGACCGATTGTGTTAATTGTCGGAAACGATATTAACGTGGATGCTTTGAATAATCATCCATTTATAAAAACGCACAAACAAATAATGGTTAAACACTTTCCAGATGTTGTTTTTTGTAAAGAAGTTTCTGCTAAAATAGACAAGACAAATACCCAATGTGGCAAATTTGGATACAAATTGTTCCAGTATCACAAGTACCATTTATTCACGCCGTTTTTCAAACAGTGGCGCTATATATTTTATATTGATTGTGGGGCGAAGATTTATAACAACATCGCACCGATTTTGCAAACGGCAACACCAGATACATTACTTGCACACTCGGACGCATTTCCAACTTATCAGTGGAAACTGAGTTGTCAATTCTTAGATTTGAATTCGGACTTTGATTTGACCATTGACTATTTTCAATCCACCATTATGCTGTTTGACACGAGCATTATTGAAGATGACACATTTCAGCAATTATACGAACTTACTGAAAAGTATCCGGTTTCAACCACGAATGATCAAGGTATTTTGAACCTGTATTTTAATTGCATCAAAAAAAAGTGGAAACAAATTCCCATGGAAAACAATTCTACTTACTTTTACGATTTTAATGTGAGGAATGCAGACAAACCGTACATAATGACGAAATATTTTGTCTTCAACGACTAAGGGAACTCGTCGTATTCAGAGAAGCTTTGCTTCTCTTACGCCTTATGATCCCATACTTAAATAACGGGTGTTAAGCTTCTAATTAAAGGGAAGGGGTCGTAGGGGAAACCGTAGGTTTCCCTACTCTAGTGCCACATGTGCATCGTTAATGATGCGCAAAAGCTTTCAAGCGGTTTTCCATCAAACGACGGATGGCTCATTACATTTTTTTTTTCAATAAAGTGTTGGTCATAATAATTTTTAAAATTAATGTTATGGTATTTTTCATACATTTGCGCAAGAGCCGACTTATTTTCTATGATTTTTCCGGTAACATCAACCAACCCTTGCCAAATTAACCTTTGGCATTTTTCGGAGTTCAGTTGTTTGTCGAATTCTATTATTAGTTCATCAACCTGCAGTTGCGGTTTGATGTATTCTTCAACTAGATACAATTTGATATCTTCTTGTAAAACTTGCATGGCTTTATCTAATGACATTTTATTAATTTGGAATTATATTTGTTTTTTTTTGAATCTACAATAAATCATTCAAAAAAAAATCAATTTTACATTTTTATTTACTCATTTTATTTATCCATTTTATTTACCCCCTCATCGATAAAACCCATTCGTTAATTTCTTCTAACCATTGATTTCCAACACTGCCAGGTCCATTATATTCGGTGTCTGTATTCGAATCAATTCTCAAAACCGGATACTCATAACCTTCGTGCTTAATTGAATGGCACGAAACATATTCCGAAACATTTTGGATATCGGTGCATCGATTTTCAATCAACCACTTGCTATGATAATCTTTGCACTTTTTCAAGTATTCAAGTGGAATACCGCCTTCACCCGTGCGGTTTCGTTTATTGATTCGGTGAGCGCATGTTTCCGGGTCAGAATCCATATAGATCACAGCATCCACACGGTAGTCCTGGATGAACTCTGAATACCATTTATTGTAAATGGAAAACTCCATTGGTTCTACGATTCCATCGTCGTGCAACATATTCATGAAGATATTTTTGTCGGCACACAAGGATCGTTCGATAATAATAATTTCAACATCTGGATTCTGTTTGATTGCATTTTTAAGAAGTGACATGCGAGTAATGTATGCCATCACTTGAAACGTGAATGCATATCTTTTTTGATTTTCATAAAATTTTTCCAAAATTGTATGTCCTTTTTCGTCGTGAAATTGTTCCCAAATATCTAGGGGTTCTTTGAGAAACAACACTTTTCGGGTTTCCATATGTTTCTCCAAATGTTCTAAAACAGTGGATTTTCCTGCACCGATGTTGCCTTCAATTGAAACGAGGATTGGACGCTTATTCATTTTTAATAATATAATACATTGATTTTATTTTCTGTATCCTTTTTCTAAATAATTTTCAATTTTGCGTACGCAAATTTTGTAAAACCATATTATATAAATGGACCTTAAAGTAAATATAAAATGGATTGTTTCTGCAACAATTGTTGTATTTTTATCGCTTATTGTACTGAATCATTTTTTCAAGGGGTTTTTCAAATTGAATCCATATTACAGGAATAAAATCCTTTTAGAAGGATTTGATACATCCGGAAATGCGACAGCCACTGCTCCCTCGGAACCTAGCATCGATGAAACAGAAAAATCCACTATAATGTCAGATTTATTCGAAAAGGTGAATCAACAAATGGATACAATCCGTACTTTGAAACTCAGCGATAAGTTTTCACCAATCAATATTGATAAGACTGCGACTGAACCCTATTTAATCTTGACAAATTTGAAATTGTTGATAAACAATGGAATATACAAGAATGAAATGGATTTGATGGAAATGTACGACCAATATATTGGAAACAAAGAAATCAAAGTAATAATGAGTGATATAAATTCAGTAAATATGGAATCTAGCGATAAATCCAATATTGGAAGTTTAGAAACATCTTTTTTAACAAAAAGCAAAAGTATTGTCGATGGTCATCAAAAGATAATTGACAAAATAATAGAGAATAAGAATAAGGAATAAATAATCCGTAAATATATAATGAATTATTCATCGTTGATTATAGATACAGATTTTGATAATATATCCGAAAATAACATTTTTAAAAAAATTAACGATTACCAATATGCATTTGATGGGAACAAAAAAACAACAGTATATAATACCACTGTTTCTCCGCCTTTAGGAATGAAATATTTTGCAGATACTGGAATCCAGTGTAGTAACAAGAAAAACAATATATACACATTTGTAGATGCAAAACCTTCAGAAAAAAACATCCTTTTATCAGCAACTGCAGATCTTTCCAAAATAGAGGAAAAAGATGATAATGAATTTGATACTCCAAATTTTAAAACAACTACTTGCACAAAGAAACCGGTAAAACGCACCACAGTTGGGTTAAGCGGTAAAAAAAAACAAGAAAGCCGTTATGTTGGGGTAGAAACATTTGTTACACCGAATCTTCAAAATATGGACGCGGGCCAAAAGTTTTTTATTGGTTCGTTTGCTGTACTTGGGCTTTTACTTTTTTACAAGGGATTCCAAAAGTAAAGGAAACCTACGGTTTCCTTTTTTTGCTTCGCTTATGGGTTGAAGCCCTTCGGGTTTAAAAGAGAACTACATTCCCTTTTAAACATTCCTATATCGTAGATTTCCCTTTAAGGGAAGGGGTTATAGGGGAAACCGTAGGTTTCCCTATAGTTTAAACCTCAAATAGACTTGGTGAGCAACCAAAGCACCAAAGCACTGAGCAGTGATGTAAGGAAACAACTCAGTCGATGGCAAAGCACCTGATGAAGCCATTGCTAAACTAACAGCAGGATTTACATGACCTCCTGAGGTATTCTTAGCCAATAAAATAACAAGAGCTAAGGCCGCGCCGATGGCTAAAGGATTGCCAGTGGCCAAAATAACATACACGAAAAAAACGGTTCCTAAAAACTCAACAATGTAGTTGTACATTTCTAATTATATCTTAATTGAAGATTTTATCATAGTTTTAATTTCGTACAAACGTAATGTGCGAATAGGCAGCATTGTTGTATCCACCCTGAGACAAATCGTTGTAGTTGCGGTTATTGGCCTGCTGTTTCTTGAATTTGATGTACTCGGAACTATCGGCAACAAACTTGACGTTGCATGAAGATGCGGGAACACCAGTGGCATCGGTATTTGTCCAGATAGACCCAATGAGTCTTGAGTATCCAGGTCTGGAAGCATTGGTGGGATTGGGTCCGCCCGACGAATAATTCTTTCGACTCAAGAAATCACCACTGTTATTGACGGCACGGAAAGGGGTAGTCACACGAGCACGGTTATTCACAGTTCCGGTGGCATATGGGGTGTTCCATCCCATTCTAAGAACTTTTCGCATACCCACAAGCTCAGATGTTTTATAATTTGTCATGGTTTGTTTGCTGGAAAAACCAGGGAAAGGTCCTCCAAGATTAGAACTACTGGTTTGCTTTGACAACGTAGAAATCATATTATATATGTTGTCAAGAAAAAGAAACCTACGGTTTCTCTTTGACTCTTCCCTTTTAAGTATGGGGTCATAGGGGAACGACGAGTTCCCCTACCTTATAGCATCTTGTGAATGGCTACATATACTTCTTGTAAATTGGTACAAGCCTCTTTCAAGTCTGCACCAATTTCGTTTTCACTAATTTTGTTGATATATGCCAATCGAATACGACTGCTCGCATCATGCGGGTGCAACTTCTTAAATGCGCAAAAGTTCAGTTTCTTATTATCCTTTGAATTATAGAAATGCTCGTATAAATAGTATTCAAGTGCCTTTCCTAAAGTATAATCTTCATTCTCTAAAATCACGTCCCAACTATTTTCCATTGTCACAACACTTGGCTCAATTGGTACATTACCTTCTTCAACTTTTGACATAAAATCGAGTAACTTTCCCTGCATTATTGCGCAGGCCTTTTTAACAATTTCATTGTTCGAGAAAACACCCACCGATTCAATCGCAAAATCAAAGCTGTTTTCCTTAAAATAACGTTGGGCGTCTAACAAGTAAAAGTTTTTTTTCACATATTCGATTTCCTCAGCAGTTGCACCATCGGCACGCATTTTGTTCTCCTTTTCTTCCCACGCTTCCTTCACCTTTTCTCCATCAATTGTGTTGCCATATGCACACTTGGAAACTACATTGAACATACTACTTACACCCGCATTCGCTACAGAAAACTCGCACGACAATTTAATTTCTTCGCCGGGAACATCGCCGATTTTAGGTCTCAATCTGCAGAAATCAATGTGTTGTCTGGTTTTGGTGTCCGCCGGGAAAATGCGATTGACATCGGCCTTACCCATATACTCATTGGTTTCCTTGTTTTTGATTTTGAAATGTTCGGTGGTGACAAACAACATATGGTCTGTATCATTTTTCTCGTGTATTTCCAGGATGTATTTGCTGGGCAATTCTTCCAAGTTTGTGCTGTGAATGGGGATGCAACTGAGACGCTGTTTCAAAATCTCGTTGTGGAGTCTGCCCGTATTTGTGCTAATGTTGCATTTGTTGTCGCTGTATGTCTCTGTTCTGCAAACCACTGTATCAATATCGTTCAAAATAATTCTACGCAACGCATTTGCTAAACTCACATTCACACCAGACAGGGTGAATTTAAGAATGCCGTTGTCCTCAGATACTGTGCTAATTTTAGGATTCATTTTGCTATAATAGTTATATATTATGTTTTTATATTCTTGGATTATAGATTCTTTAAAACTTCAATTTTACAAAGGGAACCAAGGTATTCAGCGAAGCTTACGCCTTTTGATCCCTCCTTTACAAGGGAAGAGTCAAAGACGTAAGCGAAGCTGAATAACCGTAGGTTTCTTTTATAGGGTGACCCATTTGTGTCTCGGCATATTATCTACGCAGTCCGGCACATTCGGGTAATCTTTTCTCAAGAATGGTCTGCCACAACTCGACCCCATTCTCCCAATGAATTTCATTTTTCTCGCCATTGTTGCATCTGTCACTTTGCCATCTACAGCTCCTGCGACCTTATAATTCTTGCCTTTTTCGCATTCTTTATGTTTGCATATTCCGCGCATTCCTTTGCGAAACGTTTTCTCTCCACAATCGTAATGGTCGGCCAAGATTTTTTTCGCATATTTTAAATCCAGTTTTTTCGCATTCAACAATTCATTGAATCTAACATTGCGTGATCCATTGATACTTGTTGGGTCATTTAATTCGGTGTCATTCGTTTCTTTTTTTGCAAGTTCTGGCGTAAATGCACTGTTCATACCATAGAAGATACCATCCTTGGTTCTCTCTATGCCATGTGTCTTTTTACCCAATTCGAGTCGCATAATCTCTCCACTATTGATATCTCCGAATAGCCACGAACAAGCATAATCTCCCGCATTTTGTTCCAACATAATGGAAACGTAGTCGTCCAGCGTTTTTCCAGTTTCCATCGCTTTGCGAATGCGGAAAAAGTAGGGAACACCTTTTTCAAAATCCGGAATGTAATTGATTTTGGAAATGGTCGTTTCGCATCCTATAATGCCCGATTCGGAAATGAACCAATCGGTAGAACTGCAGACTAAACCTGGCAATGTCTGCATTACAAATGGAAAAGACCCGGGCGCCGAAGGCGCCATATGCATAACAATATTGGAAATGAAGCCGGAAGCATAGTCGCAGTGGGTGTTGTGTGCCATCAGAATCTTGCCATCATGTGTCGCTGAACCAGTAGCAATAAAAGCACTGCATCTCTGTGTATCCTTATCTTTGTCTTTGTTTAAGATCTCATCCATCGATAAATACATATTCCATGCAATCAATTCGTTCAAAGTCATTGCGGAATCACATCCGTCGCAAATTCCACGAAGTTCGTCGAATATATTTTTCCATTTATCCGTTTCTTTGACGAGAGAAACACATTTTGAAACGTAATCAGAGAGAGAAATTTTGTAATTCGTTTTTACTAATGATTTCATTACTTCTTTGGCCTTCTCTATTTGCTTGCGTAAAATAGACCCGTGCTGATATCCCATGTCGTAGTAAGAACCCGAAACTTTGACAGTTATCCAGCCATCCGATGAAGAAATATTCTTTCGGGTTTTTTTGTTA